ATATGATAGAGAGTGGTATTCTCTGCACCCTCTATGCCAGCCTCTGCTCTATCTCCAATGACACCACAAATAGAGAACTCTTCACATTGTTTAAAAAATCTTTTGTAGGTCATAATTCAATCCTCCTCATCTTTAATGGGAATCTTTTTCTTCTAATATATTTACCCTCAACAACCTTATCAATTAAATCTCGTACTTCAAACTTATCATCTATTTTTGTTGGTATATTTTCTGTAATCGTATCTAATTTATCTTCTTGCTCCTCAACTAATCTTAAACCATACTGTCTTATTAAACTGTCCGAAAAAGTAAAGTAATCATAGGTGTCAAGATTTTTTAAATCAATTGAATAAGATCTATATTCATCTATTGGTTTTCTTGATTTTTCATAACAAAATTTGACTGATATAGACTGTGCTTCCTCATCATATCTAATAATTTTAAAAATTATTTTCACCTTGAATCACCCCCCATGATGTTGCGATATATTTAGTACCACCCAATGGTGGATTACCTCTGTGTGTATGTGTAAATGAGGCTGGAAATATCAAAACATCTCCTGCCACCGCTTCCTCTCTTCTCTGTTGATATAAAAATTCTGTCTCACCTCCATCAAAATCATCATTCAAATAAACTTGAACAACAAACTGTCTCCTTGATACTTCCAATGCACCATTCTCATAGTGCCACGCATGAAATCCTCCACCAGCTGGTATCTCCTTTAACTTTATATCATGCAGTAAAAATTTTCGTAAACCTAATACTCCAAATGCCTGTAAATACTCATCTACGCAAGGTTTAAGTTTAGGAAAAATATCCTCTGCAAGTCTGCTTGAAGCAGAAAAATCGTATTCATGTGTGATGTTAACTGTCTTATGATCTTCTCTTGC